CTCTAAAATTGTAAGCTTTGGAAAAACATCAGGTTTAGTATTTATATTTTTAATTGATGCAGCATTTGCACTAAGTCGGCCTCCATCATCCCTAAAGGCAAGAAGATAAGTTCCATTTACAATATTCGGCACAATTGATTCGCTGATATTTCCAGAAAGTTCAGGGATAACATCAATAGCATTTGTAAAAGTAGCACCTGTTGTAAGGTTAGAACTACGAATAACCACGTTTCCACCATGTATAACATCTACACTGGTCGATTTATCAAAACGTAATCGTACAAACTGATCTGACAAAGGTTCTATCTGCACATTCTGCACATCATCTGGCAAAGCCGTTTTACCAACAGTTGTGAATGTTGTTGTTGCGGGTGTAATACTTGGCTTTCCTAATGCGTTATAACTAAAAACTCTTACTTCATAACTTCCTTCTAAAGTCTCAAATATTGTAAAATCAGATCTTGTTACACGTTCAGAAATAAAGTTTTCATTTTTAAATCTATACTGAACCATATACTCAGTGACGCCGCTGACAGGTTGCCATTGAATAAATAATTTACTTACAGCTCTGTTATTTAATACCACTATTTGTTCTGTTCCTTGCAAGTCGCTTGGTGAATCCTTGATTTCAGTTAAAGTTGTTATTGTTCGCGCTGTTAAAGCGGTTCCATCTTCAACAAAATCATATTTATTAGGATCATGAGAAACACCGACAATTTGATAATTTAATTGACTTACTTCTGTAACAGATATAACTCTAAAAATTTGTAGCTGTAGTGATGTATTTTCTATAACCCAAACGCTGTTTGCTTGTGGAACAGATGAAAAAGCTGAATCAACAGTTATCGTTGTTCCTGAAATCGTGCTTATACTTTTAGTTTCTAAAGATCCATCAGATAAAATTACAGATAAAGTTGCAGAATTAGTTGTTGCTAAATCTGTATTATTTGCATCGTCAACAACAATCTGTGTTGTAGAAACTCCTGTTTTAATTCTTCCACCCCTGCGAACCCCTGCCCTCATAGGATCTTGTATATTGATAACGGCGCCGGGTCTGACAAGTGTACCCGCTTCTAATGTTGTTGTAAAAGTCACTGTTTGCGCTTCATTGGATTGTGTATATAAAAACCACTTGCCGAGCCTTGAAGCCTGCCCCCTAGATGTCGTTGCAAATCCTCTTAAATTTTTTACAACTTGTCCATATTTAGTTTGTAAAGATGTGTCTTCTACAGTTTCATAATCAATCGTTTGAGTTTCATTATCAAAATAAGCAACATTAACAACAGTATGTTTTGTTGATTTGCTTGTGTTGCTATAAGTGAAACCTTCAGGCGTTACGTTTGATAAATTAAATAAATAAGAAGCGTCTGTTGGTTTGTCACAAGAAATTGAAATAGAACCCGCTGAATAAAAAGGCATCACACGCATAACTGAACAAAGTTCATTTATTAAGTTGTATGCTTCTCTTCTGGTATTTATTACGACATTACAAGTAAATCTTGGTTCTGTTCCGCCTTGACCATCATCAACTTGTGCTGATGCGTATTGACTTGCTGCAAAAAAACTAAAAA